TATCTTGCATTTATTACTACCTTTGGAGCCAATAGGGGCATAGCAGGGCAACATTTTTTCAGCGTGCCGGCGTGTCGCCTGCTCACCATTTCATTCTTCGATCCACGCACCGTAGACGTCATAAACCCTTTGCGCGTTTTCATGCCCCATCTGGCTGGCTAAAAAGACGGGTTGGCGCTGGCAGATAACATCCAGCAGGCAAAGTATGCCGCGTATGGTACGGATTCCGGCGGCGAATACCAGCACGTTTTACTGCGGGGTTAAATCTGGGGTCGATACTCGATAAAGCGTAGCTGGCATTATGCTCGTCTTCGCGCATCCTGGGCATGAAAACAACGCGCAGGCTTTGATGTTCTACTGCGCCATACTCGCGATGATTAAAGACAATTTCGGTTTTAGGCTGTAGCGCTGTCAGCTTGCGCTGTGCTTTCAAGGCTTCAAGTGCCGGCTCTAATAGGGTGATAACCCGGTTACCTGCTTCGGTTTTTGGTGGGCCGAACATGCCCAACGCATTAAGATTGCGCTGTATATGAGCCGTACCTTTTTCCCAGTCGATATCTTCCCAGGCAAGAGCTGCAAGTTCCCCATGACGAACACCGGTATAAACTGCGAACGTCCACATATTGAGGCTCTGGCCACGCTCGGATTCCACAAGTAAACTAAACTCCTGCTTCGTTAAAGGATCCGGTTTTACTTTCCCTTTGTGTAGTTTCTTGATCCCTTCAAAGGGCTTGCCACTGATAAAGCCAGATTTGTATGCAAACCGAAGCAGGGAGCACAGTAGCGATATATAGTTGTTCACGGTACGCACAGTGCGTCCCTGTTTGTTGCTTCTGGGATTTGCCAGGTAAAGTGTCTCACCGTTCAACAGTTCCTTCCTGTATTTCAGGATGTCGCTGTGGCGTATAGTTGAAACAGGCGTATCTCCGTTGATGATGTGCATTAACGTACCGAGTTGTGAGCGCGTCTTACGCATCGTGTTCGCGCTAATTTCTGTTTCTTTAATGTTCGTCCACAGTTCACACAGCTCTGAAAAGGTTTGAACTGAAACAGTGGTTACGGTTTTTGTTGCTCTGGACGATGAAGGAAAGCGCTGGTGGTAATCAAACTCTCCAAGGTTGATCTCACTAACGATCACAGCCCGAAGATACCCGGCTTTTTTGATGTTCGCCGGTGTGTTAATCCAACCTTTGCGAATTTCGCGGCAACGCTTTCCCCGGTACATACACCAGATACAAATCTTATTGTTTCTGATTTCGACACCTGTAGGCAAAGCTGCCATCTTACGCATCCCTTTTTAACTGATTAATTCTCGGATAGTTGTACCAGGTTGTGCCACGCAAGGTTTTTTCTCCAGATGGGGATACCCGTTTAAAATGGACACCTTCCACCCAACAGCCCTGACGATACTTCTCAATCTGTCGTTCGGTCAGGCCTGTTTTTTCTGTGAGCCTTGCGCCAACAACCCATTCTTCGTTAAAAATTACCTGCGACATGGTTCACCTCAGGTAACCGGCATGAGTATAGATATGCCGGTCTGTAGTCGTTGATATTTCAGTTTCAGTTTGCCTGGCCGGGCAGGGAACGCAATCGGGCATGCCGGTCATTGCTGTGGCCACGTAGCCTGCCTTGCAGTTGACAACTTCAACCCAGACCTTCACGCCTTCCACTCTCACCGTATAAGTCTCTTTCATCTTGCTGCGCCCATAGTCACCGTATCTTTGCTGGTGGGCTGCGAGTGCTATTTCACATGCCTAGCGAGCCAAAGGGGATTGCTTACTGCCTCGATTAATCAGTCGCATTTCTTCTCCTTGAGGGAGGGGTTCCCCTCCCGATCTCGTTAGTCCACGTATTCCGGTTTCATATCCGCCAGGGTGATGCTGAACTGACCATGCAGTTCGTCGCCTAGATGGCGTTTCGACGCTGCAAGAACGCGCTCTACTTCTGCGAACCGCGCAGTTGCATCGGGATCATCTGAAGGTGGCAAGGAATTGATGGCTGCTTCGACTTTGTTCCGTGCATCAACTAAGTAATAACGTTTTACGGCCTTGTTTTTCAGCTCAGTGAACAGGGCAGAACCCAGCGTTGCTTTCACGGTTTCAATATCTGCGCGCAGAGCTTTAGCGCTATCCACATTCTGAGCCGCCTCGATACGGTCAAGGAAATCATCAGCAAGTGCATCGATGTTTTGTGCTGATTCCTGGGCCGTTTGAGTCGTAGTGACGTTGTCACCTGAAATGTCAGCGAGGCTAACGTGCTGCGCCGGTGCCGGGTTCACCTCTCGTTCTTCACGGCGATCATCAAGCTCATCCGGGGTGTAAACGCCCAGAATCACATCCGGGCAGAACAGTCTCGCCCAGCGTTTGACAGCCAGGTAGTCGACTATCGCGTTGTGAAGATGCCTGTCGTTAAGGGCGGGAAATTAGAACTTTTCGTTACCGAGCTGGAGACCGCATGAATCTCGAAAATACACTCAAATATCACTTCGCTAAATCCACGCTGATAAGCGACTCTCCGCGCGCAACCTCCTCAGATTCTTTGACCGGCACGGATATCATGGCGGACATGGGCATGACGCAGGAACGGGCTGCGATGGGCTACAGTGCCTTCCTCGGGAAGATGGGAATCAGTCAGAATGATCGGGAGAGGGCGATAGACCAGCTGGCTCAGTATGCGCTGACAAAGTGCGATAAGGTTGCCGCGCTGCGCAAGCTGGAAGCAGGAGTGAAGCCTCTGGTGATGCACCAGCTGGTCACGTTTGCGTTTGAGGACTATTCCCGCAGCGCAGCCAGCGTCAAGCGGTGCGATGGCTGCAATGGTGAAGGGTTTATTGACGCTGAGGTTTTCAGCATGAAGGCCCACACTCCGGCAAAAGAGAAGAAATTCGTGAAGATGTCTTTGCACATGGGTGTCGAAAATATTCGCCCTTCCGAGTATGAGGTGCGCAGGCAGGTCAGGGAGGTAGCGCGCGTTCTCTGCCCTCAGTGTAAGGGTAAGAAGGTAGTTAGTTGTGCCTGTAGAGATTGCCTTGGACGCGGGAAAGCCGTTAATCAGGTTCTTACTGAACAGCAGGGTGTGCCGGTTCTGGCCGACTGTAAGCGCTGCAGCGGGCGGGGGTATGAACGAATTCCTTCCACTGAGGCTTATGCCGCGGTGTGTCAGATAACGGATGCAATCAGCCTCGATACCTGGAAGAAGTCTGTTAAGCCATTCTACGATCAGCTTATCACCAAGTTTGACATCGAAGAGGCGTGGGCTGATGCACAGCTCAAGCAGATAACAAAATAGGGCGTTAATTTATCGTGAGCTATTTACTTTTCCCGAATATGTGGTAATTTTTTCTCTAACGATGGGTTCTGTATGTCCAACGTTAAAATTCATAACCTCGCTACGGCGAGGTTTTTGCTATGATGCTTTGGTAATCAAGGAGGCTTCATGGCTTGGCAAGGCGTACCCTTCGTGTATGAAAAAACAACTGGTGTGATAACTTTGGCTCTAAAGAATCTCCCGCCAATTACGGTTAACTCATCTTTCCCGGTTGAAACACTTATTACTGCAATCGCAGGCGTGGTAGCCGCTGCAATTACAGGCTGGGTGGCATTTAAGGCCATCAAGGAAAATTTCTCTCTGGCTAGGTATCAAACTCAGCTAAATACTAATAGAGAATTGTCTCAGCAAATTCGGTCTGCTGGCGCAGAGCTGGTAACTGATGTGATCATGTTGGCTACTACTTTTGAACAATGGCATCTTGTTGGGGAAAAAGATAATTCTTTATTATCTCAAGGAGTTTTACCGGTTGAGTTTAAAGCACCATTGAAAGCAGCGGAAATCAGTAAGAATAAATTTCTCCTCCTTATTCGACCTGATGAAGAAGGATGTAAACTCGTTGCTCTCACTGCTGAACTACAACAAGCTTTAAAAAAATGCTTAACAAAAGGCTATTTCACACCAGAAGAAAAAGAAATGTTCATTGATGCGCAAAATGCTTTTATCTTTGGATGTCATGAATATATCAATCAGAATCTATCTTAAAAATATTAGTTTTTCATAAGGGCTGCCTCTTGGTGGCCTTTTTTATTTCCTCCACCCAACACCCGCACTAAGCGAGGTGAGAGCATGTATCGCATGGACAAAATAACCACTGGTGCTGCCTATGGCGCTTCAGCCGGGAGCATCCTAAACGGCATGCTTAATGCCTACAGCCCCGAGCAGTGGAACGCTATCGGCGTGCTGGTGGGTATCATCATTGCCGTACTGACGTATCTGACGAATCTCTATTTCAAGATCCGCGAAGACAACCGCCGCAGCAGGAGCCGAGATGAACCCAACGTTGAGGAATAAGCTGGTGGGTGCCATTGTTGGCGGTTCCGGAGCAATCAGCATCGCTGCAGTAATGCTCGGCAATGCGGATGGCCTGGAAGGTCGGCGCTATTACGCTTATCAGGATGTCGTCGGCGTCTGGACTGTATGCGATGGACACACCGGTGCCGACATTCGACGCGGTCACCGCTACACCGACAAAGAGTGTGACAACCTCCTGAAGGCAGATCTGCGAAAGGTGGCAAACGCCATCGACCCGCTGATCAAGATTCGCATCCCTGAGCCTACCCGCGCTGCTCTTTACTCCTTCACCTATAACGTTGGCTCTGGCGCTTTCGCCAGCTCGACGCTGCTGAACACTGGAGATGTGCCGGGATCATGCAAAGAGCTGCAGCGCTGGACGTATGCCGGTGGCAAGCAGTGGAAGGGGTTGATCACCCGGCGCGAGATTGAGCGTGAAGTCTGCGAGTGGGGCCAGAAATGAGCCGATTAACAGCAATCATCTGCGCTGTCGTTATCTGCCTGCTGGTTTCCATGGCCTGGGCAATTAACCACTACCGCGATAACGCCATTACTTACAAAGAGCAGCGCGATAAAGCTACCGAACAACTGAGCCTGGCGAACGCCACCATTGATGATATGCAGGTGCGCCAGCGTGACGTGGCCGCGCTTGATGCCAAATACACGAAGGAATTAGCCGATGCGAAAGCTGAAAATGATGGTCTGCAGCGCAAGCTTGATAATGGTGGTCGGGTGCTCGTCAAAGGCCGCTGTCCAGTGCCAGCCTCAACCGAAGCCGCCAGCGCCTCCAGCATGGGCCATGATGCCACCATCGAACTCTCTGATGCTGCTGGACGAAACGTTCTCGGTATCCGATCCGGAATCAGGCAAGACCAGTCAGCCCTGAGAGTGCTGCAGAAATACATCACCAGTCAATGTCAGTAACTACTTAAAGTATTTATCCATGGGGTCGTAGTGCTGGTATTTTCTGTAAAAAAAGAGCCAGTAGACAAATCCTATGGCAGCACCTAGCCCTGCCATCATGAGATAAAGATCCTCGCGATGGTTAAGCAATTCAGAGAAGGAATAAGCACCTTTCCATATATCAATAAGGCTGCCGCCAATCACCACATCAAACATAAATGACATCAATGGCAGAGCAATAGCATATGCCGCCATGAGGTAGAGTAGAGCTCCAAGTCTGTACTTGGTATTTATGTGCATAGCCTGCCTCCTTACAAGTTGCTTTGAAGCATAACATATCCAGTCAAGAGCCAGACTTCGGTCGGGCTTTTTTATTGTCATGATCGTTGACAGACCCACTGTAATGGCAATATCCCCTACAGCGGATAATCAACCAAATATCCCCACGAGCGGATAAAGAGGCTCTCAATGTCCGACATCTACCAAATCACCCTGACCACCCAAACAGGCGAAACCTTTACGGGCAAGATGTCACGACGTCAGCCTGAGCTGGTAAACGGCTTTGTGCCGCTGGCGACCGAGTCGGGCGAGTGGCTAATTTCGCTCCTGACGATGTGAAGCGCGTGCAGTTCACGCCAGTGCCGGCAGAGCAGTCCGAACAGCCAGAAGAACAAACAACGGAGTAACGAATGAGTAAAACTGAATGGGAGGCCATTTAGACGGCGACTTAATCAACAGTTATCAAGATACGAAATCCTGAAGAGCGCCGCCCGGTATTTGCTGAGGTAAAAATGACTTGCTCAGGTGTCAGGCATTGAAGATTTTATTAACTCGAATAATGTGAGAGCTTCATCAGATAATTCACGGCGAGTGATCCAGTCATGCTCATTCAATTGCCATGCAAGGCCTAAAGCCTGATTCAATCCTGGATATGCAATTGGAGAATCATCAGTGTTGCTGCCTGCTGCTTCCATTTTTGCTAATGGAATTCTTAAACGATTGATCTCTCGCTTATAGGCCTGTATCTCGCCACGCAGATGATTCAATGGCGAGTCGTCATTTCTCGCAAACTGATCTAATGTTCTTACTAATTCATACATGCCCAAAACCCATAGATATGAGGATGTTACGTGATCACTCAAGTCATGCGTTGGGTTTTTTGGGTATCCAGTTCTGATGAGTTCAGCATCATCATTAATCAGGCGAGAATCCAGCGTACCTAGGTGTTGAAGGGTTACTACAGACCATTGATTGTGGATAGCAATAGCATGGGAACAGTCAACCCATCTTTTATTCCTGTCTGCATCAAATAACCCAGCAATGTAAGCCCTAAGTCTCCCATTGTGGGGTTTCTTTAATTCATCTGACAAATGGTCCATTCGATCTCCTTAGGTACAATATGGCACTCACTGACAAACAAGAGATGTTCTGTCGCGAGTACCTCATCGATTTAAACGCCACGCAAGCGGCTATTCGGGCGGGGTACAGCGCAAAGACAGCTAACCGCACCGCGTCAGAAAACCTGTCAAAACCTTACGTGCAATCCAGAATTGCCGAACTTAAAACGCAGCGCAATGATCTGGTTGGCATAAATGCGACATACGCCCTGAATCGTCTCGTTGAGATTGACCAGATGGACGTGCTCGACATCCTCAAAGACGACATGAGTCTGAAGCCAATAAGCGAGTGGCCTTCATCCTGGCGGAGGTACCTTAGCGGCTTCGATGTGGCTGAGATGTTTGAAGGCCGCGGTTAAGATCGTGAAATGGTCGGGCTGCTTAAGAAAATTAAGTGTACTTATAAGATGAAGAACCTTTTTCTTCTCGGAAAGCGGCATACAGGGGCACTTAGAGAAACAAATGAGGCTAGGAATGTGCATTAGAATGTAAACCATATGCCTGGCGACGATGTTGATCGCGAGCGCGTGACAACTGGATCCGCAAGGGGGGGAGGTAGTGTACACGGCTTGAGATTGGGTTAAATTACTGGTGGACTCGCAAAACAGGTCCACCCTTTTTTATGATCAGCGTACGCTCGGCGCAGTGAACAACAAGGGGTTCTACCAGGTAGACAGCCCATTTGGGAATGGCAGCACCCTGGGATTCACTCCAGGTATTCTGGAATGACGGGAGATTAAGGTGGCTGCAGCTTGGCGCAAACAGATACGGGATGCCTGGTGCAGACCTGCTTGAAGATAACGCGGGGAGCATGATCCGCACTGCGCGTAACATTGGAATACAAAGCGGGTATCTGGATGTCTTCGACGGTGCCGGAAATCTCATCTGGAGTGCGGCTTCAGCCTCCAAAATGCCCAGCGTTGTCGGGTTTTTTGACGTGCCGGCGAACTATGACCTGCAGAACAACACACTATCGGTGAGCCTCAGTTTTAACCCGTGGATTCTGGTTAACAACTGCCCTGGAAATCTCAGCGATGACGGGGAGGTGGTCGGTTATTCAGGGATAGTGCTGAGGTGGACGGGCTACAGCTGCAGGGAAGATATGTATCAAAAAATCAGCGCAGCTGGAGCCAGACGATGCAGGGAAGAGGATTAAGAATCCCTGTCGCTCAGTTTGTCGGTATTTGAAACAGGCGGGACACGTGGATACTGTGTGGCAATCATATCTTGCCTGACTCCCTTCGCAACATTAAAGCGATAAACGACATCGAATTTATCGGTTTTTTTATAGCAAATATTACTCAGGCGTTTGTTAACATGGCGGCTGAATATTCCATTGCTGCTGTCTGAAATAACCTTCATTTTCCTCGTGGCACAGTCGATATTTACATGAATATCGCCACCGAGAGAAAGACGCGCTGCATCCACCGGATAATCCATTTTAAATGCGTAATCTGTGTGTTTATCGGCACAGCCAGCCAGCAGCAAAAGTGCTGCAGCAAATAATCGTTTCATTTCTACATTCCTGTAAGAGCGGGAATATCCATTTTATTTATGTTTAAAAAAATAGTCAGATTGATATGAGCGATCAATTTTACATTATTGATCGTTTCAAACGATCGTTATTATCGTGAGGTAGTTCATGCTTTATAACACTGGCACTATCGCTATTAACGGAAATACCGCAACCGGCACTGGCACAAACTAGACGGCAGCGGCCAGCCAGGTACGCGCTGGCCAGACGATTATCGTCATGTCTAACAAAAAATGATTGCTGATTTTGATAATGTTTTGTTTATAGCTCAGTCGGATGGTCATTCACATGGACATCCATCTCAATCAGTGATCGATGCTATAAATTCAAGTTATAGACACAGTGTTACTTTGGTTGACAATGATGCAAAAAATTGGGTTGATGTAATGTATATATTTAAAACATAAGTTGCATTAACAGCTTTTAAATAATTCAAGCTTGTTGGCATGTGAAAAGATTATTTTAGATTGCTATTCATACGCCTGAGCATTTTAAATTTTTTGCGCCATCAAAAAACGATGGTGCAAAATCACTTAAAAATAAAATCCTCAATTACATAACCCAACTAAAGCGTATTTGTGTTGCCATTCGAACGGAGCAGTGGCGAACCGGCCAGCGTTGAAAAAGCTTCTTGAGGCGCTGAAAGAGGGAGATACGCTTGTTGTCTGGAAGCTGGATCGTCTCGGACGCAGCATGCGTAATCTCGTGCTGCTGGTGGACGAACTCCGGCAGCGCGGTATCCACTTCAAAAGCCTCACAGATAGCATCGATACATCCAGCCCGATGGGGCGCTTCATCTTTCATATCATGTCAGCCCTGGCGGAAATGGAGAGGGAGTTGATTGTGGAGCGCACCCGGGCGGGTCTGGCGGCTGCTCGTGAGAAAGGGCGAATCGGCGGCAGGCGTCTGAAGCTTACCCCGGAGCAATGGGACCAGGCGGGCCGATTGATTGCGAACGGCCTGGACAGGAAGCAGGTAGCGATAATTTATGACGTTGCCGTATGCACGCTTTATAAAAAATTTCCCGCTTCAAAGCCGGCTTAATTTTGCTCACATAGAATTGCGGCCCTAAAATTTACAAGACTGATAATTCGAAGCGACGTAGAAACTTAGAAACGAAACGGCGAAGCTTTAATCAGCTATGACAGAGCCTCTGTATTGCGTGCATACCCAAATGAAACCACTGTATATAAAAACAGTATTTGAGGTGTGCATTATGGAGTTTATCAGACCTGCAGAACTGCGAGAAATTATTGCTCTCCCGCTTTTCAGTGACTTAGTACAGTGTGGTTTCCCAAGCCCAGCGGCTGATTACGTTGAACAGCGTATCGATCTCAATGAGTTACTTGTCGCTCACCCGAGTTCGACATATTTCGTCAAAGCCGCGGGTGATTCTATGATCGAAGCCGGTATCAGCGACGGTGATCTGCTGGTGGTCGACAGCTCGCGCACTGCTGCGCACGGTGACATTGTCATCGCAGCAGTAGAAGGGGAATTTACTGTAAAACGCCTACAGCTGCGCCCTACAGTGCAACTCAATCCTATGAACAGCGCCTACAGTCCGATTGTTGTTGGCAGCGAAGACACGCTGGATGTTTTCGGCGTCGTGACTTTCATCGTTAAATCTGCGAGCTGAATATGTTTGCTCTCTGTGATGTGAATTCGTTCTACGCATCATGCGAGACGGTGTTTAGACCTGATCTGAGGGGGAGGCCAGTGGTCGTTCTCTCGAACAATGACGGCTGTGTAATAGCACGCAGCGCCAAGGCCAAAGCCGCTGGAATTACTATGGGAGAGCCGTTCTTCAAGCAAAAGGAGCTTTTTCGGCGCGCTGGCGTTGTTTGCTTCAGCAGCAATTATGAGCTTTACGCTGATATGTCGAACCGTGTAATGACGACGCTTGAGGAAATGAGCCCCCGCGTTGAAATTTACAGCATCGACGAAGCTTTTTGCGACCTGACAGGTGTTCGCAACTGCCGGGACCTGACGGAGTTCGGCAAAGAGATCCGCGCTACGGTTCTGAAGCGTACGCACCTGACTGTCGGGGTTGGCATCGCGCAGACAAAAACGCTCGCTAAGTTGGCAAACCACGCAGCTAAAAAATGGCAGCGCCAGACAGGAGGGGTGGTCGATTTATCCAATATCGATCGCCAGCGTCGATTGTTGGCTATTGTGCCTGTGGAGGATGTATGGGGCGTCGGCAGACGTATTAGTAAGAAGCTGAACGCCATGGGTATCAAAACTGCGTTGGACCTTTCGGAGCAGAGCACGTGGATAATCAGAAAGCACTTTAACGTTGTACTCGAGCGGACAGTCCGGGAGCTACGCGGCGAACCATGTCTGGATCTGGAGGAGTTTGCACCAGCTAAGCAGGAAATCGTCTGCAGCCGGTCATTCGGAGAACGCGTTACTGAGTATGAACAGATGCGCCAGGCTATCTGCAGCTATGCTGCCCGTGGTGCTGAAAAACTGCGGGGTGAACATCAGTACTGCCGCTTTATCTCTGCGTTTGTGAAAACCTCTCCCTTTGCGCTTAACGAGCCGTATTACGGTAACAGTGCGTCCATGAAGCTTCTTACCCCCACTCAGGATTCACGCGACATCATTAACGCCGCGGTAAAGTGCCTGGACGAAATCTGGAAGGATGGTCACCGATACCAGAAAGCCGGCATTATGCTGGGTGACTTCTTCAGCCAGGGCGTGGCGCAGCTGAACCTTTTCGATGAGAACGCGCCGCGAGCTGGTAGCGAAAGGTTGATGGCAGTGCTCGATTACCTGAACGCAAAAGACGGAAAAGGAACGCTTTATTTTGCCGGGCAGGGAATACAGCAACAGTGGCAGATGAAGCGAGAAATGCTTTCACCGCGGTACACGACGAGGTACTCTGATCTTCTTAAGGTTAGTTAAATTTTATAAAAATCTTTAGTGTGCTATGTTATAAAGATTGACGTTGCAGTTTTAATAAAGATCTAGGTTCTGAGTGACTGTAAGGGAAAATTACGTCATTTGTTGTTATAAGCCAAGATTTATGGGGGAATGTGAGGGCAAAAAGCCCTCACTATTGACCCTAAACAATTGAATAAAATTCTAACAATCGAATATTTTTATTTGTAAAAAATCATCGTAAACAATATGTATTCTGTCCTGATAATTTTTAGATCTCGGGAACACCCGCCATGAAGTGAAATCTTCTGGAAGGGAATGTTTTGTGCCGTTTGTTAATCTATAGAGCTCATCATTATCAGTTTCAACAAAACTACCTGCGTAAATATTCTTTAATTTTACAACCGAAAGCTCATCTAAAAAGCTTTCTTTATTGATTTCAACCCAACCCCCGTTTTTGAGAATATGGGTTTTATTATTATTATCTACTGCATGCAAGTGGTTATCCTCAAACCAAGAATGCGAAAAGTTTTCGAGTGATACATTTTCTCCATTCTCTTTCTCTAAAGCGTTAAGTATTTTATTAAATTTATCTTTTTTTTCTTTATCGCTAAGTTTTATAAAGTTCTCATGGGCTTTGACATTTCCCTTAAGGAATGCATCACTTCCAATATTATTGAATCTATATGCTGTTTTTTTGTCGAGGCCGTCGAGGATAGCCAAAGTAGAAAATGAATTCCATTCACAATCAAGAATGACATTGTTATCTATTTCTTTCTCTAACTTTTTATAGAGACCAATTTGTTTGACTTGAGAGACTTTATTATTTACAATCTCTATTGCTCCAGAAGTGCCTGCCGCTAATATAGTTCTTCCCCAAGATCCAGTACTAAGGCCGAAGACTTTAGCTCCAGACCACACAATGTCCGGCTCGACAAAATTCTGTACAACACCGTTATTCCATTCCTCTATAAACGGAATGGTTTCAACTCCTTTTTCGGATGCAATATATAAAATATTATCTTTTACATCCAAATCTGTACACCAGACATCTAAACCAGTGCATGTTCCTTTCTGATTCTTATTCAAAAAGTTTTTATCTATAGTAATTGTGACATCTTCATTTAATGGAGAGATATTGTTTTTTCTAGAGTCTAAAAGTCTATTTTTTAGATTGGCATATTCAGGGTATGAAGCTATATAACGTTTTATAAGATGATCCCAACTGTAAGAACAAAGTACTCCGTTGGTATCTACGGTAAAAAGAACCCCAGAATAAATATAGGACTCAATGAAGTCTCCAGCTATATTTACATTGATATTAAACACATTTATCTCCTTCATTTTACCGTATGTAGCTTCATAACCTTTCTCTTGGGTATTCCGGGGGTTTTAGCCCATGCCGATAATAAAGAAGAGGCGGGAGGATCGGTAAGGGTATTTACTGGATATCCGTGCCAGTATCCTTGATCCACAACAAACTTTGCTACAACAAGTTCTAGATAAGATTTTCCTTTTTTTTGTGGCAAATATCTGTGGTCCTCTCCTATTACACATAAATCGTTATCGCAGTATTTAAGAGACCATACATCATTTTTGACTTTCCAATTAGCAGCGAAACCAATATTGAAAATATCTTCTTCTTCCTCGATGCTAACAGTCCACCTGCTTTTTTTTAGAAATTTATTCCATTCAGGAAGTCGGTGGTCCGCTTTATGTCTATATTTGGGATTGTTGTTTGCACTCATACGGAAAAAATCCTTTTTGATGAAATTCTTACAACATAAAGTTTATGATAACATAACTTACAATTTTTAGAATGAGCATAGCACGTTTTATTGATAAATGAAGCTATGCGTTATGCAATACAGTCCTGCTCTTCCTGTAAGTTTAACTTATGCAGCCCGACAGGGCCTTATGCATTTATCTGCACCTCTCTAATGAACCAGTAGTTTTAACCACGGATCGCCGCTTCCCCCAAGGAAAATACTATCGTAGAGCAATATATTAGATTAATGCATACATTCATTCCTTTTTATGTAGAAAGTGTAGGTTTTCTTATATCTCTTCATGGGGCAGCCTCGATTAGGCTCGGCCCCTGATTCTTCACATTACCGACGGCGCGCGTCACGGCGTGCCAGATAAACTTGTCCGCCGACACAGCTCCGTCGGCTGCTATCTCTCCCGCTTCCTTCCCACCTATATCCTGCCGCATCCACTCGCGAGCCGCTTCCGGTGACAAAACCAGTGGCCGGCGATCGTGAATATCAACCAGGCCTTTATCAGCTGCAGACGTCACTATCAGAAAACCTTCTGCTTCATCGCCGCGTTCGAACGGTGTGCTGCCGATCGCCGCCATGAAAATTGGCTGGCCGTCGGCACGGTGAATGAAGTAGGGCTGTTTCTTGTCGCCTTCCTTCTTCCATTCGAACCATCCATCTGCAAAGCAGATCGCCCGGCCATGCTGCCACAAAGGTTTAAACATTCGACTGGTGGCCGCAGTTTCGACGCGCGCGTTAATCAATGGCGGCTTATCCCACCACCCGGGCGCGTAACCCCAGAATACCGGATCGAGGTGCAGCTGCTCGTCACGTTCGCTCAACAGCAGCACTTTGGTGCCGGGCGCGACGTTGTACCGGCCAATAGGTTCAGGGTCGTATGCGATGTCGCGATCGGTTTCATCGGCCAGGTAAGCCAGATATTCTTCACGGGTTTGTGCTTGTGCAAAACGTCCACACATAGAAACCTCAAGTCAGTCAGACTGAAAGTATAGGGCAGGGAGAAAAAGAGGTACGCACTGAGTAAAGTTAGGGGCAAATTTAGGGGCAAAAATGCGGAATAGGGGCAAAAAAAGGGCACTGAAAATGTAGGTCTGGGTAGCTTTAGGGAGAAGTTATTATGCTATAACTAATTGAAATGGTGGAGAAAGAAAATGATATCAATGAGTTGGAAAAATCAGCGTAGCTTATTCAGGTTGTACTGATCTTTCTTTGTATTCGCTTGATTATCTTGCATTTATTACTACCTTTGGAGCCAATAGGGGCATAGCAGGGCAACATTTTTT